TTTTGTTAGCAATTTGTGAGAAGGCAGGATATAAACCTGAAGATCTACTTTGTTGCCAAGGTATAGCTGAAGATACAGCATTTCCTCTTATGGATTTTAATGGTGATTTAATTGAATTTTTTGGTGGTAATCCATCAGGTCACCCTTTAACAGTTATTATTAATGGACTTGCCAATTCATTGTACATACGATATTGTTTTTATATCTTGTGGACTCGCAATGAACAAGGTGATGTTCCAATTTCTTCTTTTCAACAATTTGTCGCATTGATGACTTATGGAGATGATAATGCAATGGGTGTTACAAAGCGATTCCCTTGGTTTAATCACACATCTATAAGAGGGGTATTGGCTGAGATTGGTATTAACTATACTATGGCTAATAAGGAAGCTGAATCCGTTCCATATACTCATATTGATGATATATCCTTTCTTAAAAGGACGTGGCGTTTTGATGCTGATGTAGATGCCTACTTATCTCCTCTTGATGAGTCTTCAATATTGAAAATGCTCACAGTTACGGTTGCATCTAAGAGTGTAATACCAGAGATACAGGCTATATCTACTATTTCTACTGCTTTGCGTGAATATTTCTTTTATGGAAAAGAGATATTCGATGCAAAATTTAAAATGCTTAATGAAATAGTGGATGAAACTGGATTGAGATCTTATGTTGATGAATCCACCTTTCCTTCATGGCATGAACTTAAAAAACAATTTTGGTTGAATTCTAGTCATGTTGTTTTAAAACGTAAGTTCAATCGTATCGAAGAGTAATCTTCGTATTGGGCCCTTAATGCAGGGTCCATTAAACCAAAATGCACTATTTCATTTGTGTAATTGTTTATACACAACTGATCTTATGAATTAAACACTTTGTATGTGGACTAACTATCCCTTACATCGTAAAATAAGTTTCCAAAATTAATACTAGAGGACAACTCTCCCGTGGAAGAGAGTCAAGCCGTATGGAGGAGCTAAATTCTCCATTAGAGTGTGGTGCATTCCACACACCCAATCCATTCGATTCTTTATCGGATGGTAAAAATTTGTCTATTTCTACAGATGAAGCTCAAGATATTTATGAGTCGATATCACCAAAAGATAATTGTCTTTTTCGTATCCCTTATCATCAGCATAAGAGATTATTGTCGATGTGCGCTGACTATCCTAAGATGTGTGAAACGTGTTTAGAACGTTTCTCTAATTTAAAATATCAATTTCCTACTAAAAATGATATTTTAAATGATAATTGTGTTGCAGAGGTACAATCAGCCGATGTTACATCTATAACCCCAGAAGTTGATAATAATGTCACTTTTTTCGATGAAACTCGTGGTGAAATATCTGGTTTCACCCGTGAAATTGATCCAATTTCAATTTCTGATGTTACACCTCAGGTTGGTTTAGAAGATTTTTTATCTCGACCCGTTAAGATATCAACTAT